GCCCTCAATGTATTCGATTGACTTGTTATAAGCGTCAAAGGCTTCAGCCATACCATCAAGACCTTGTGCTGTAGCTAGGGCTTCATCCCTCTTAAACTCAGCCTGTAGTGTCTTTGTAGCAACAAGAGAAGCAGCGGCAGCATTGGCACCTGTTTCCAAGGCTTCAACCTCTGCAACCAGACCAGCTAACTGCACTTCCAGACCTTGACTAAAGCCACGGAGACTACTCATCGCAGAAGCGGCCCTTCTAAGAGCGGCATCTAGATCTTTTGCAGCATCTGCACTTGCTTCTATCTCTTGCTTATTTAGTTCAGTGGTTCGCCATATCTCAACTATAAGATCTAGGTTATTACCTTTAATATCTTTCTCTTCAAGAGAAGCCCTTAATATAGCCTCGTCAATACTTAATTGTTGAGCCTTAACTTGGGTAGAGTCTTCCCCGTACTGGAGTATGGTGCTTTGAAGCATTAGTTGTTGAGTTAACTTGGTAAGTTCCTTATCTCTAGCTTCTAGAATTGAACTAACGCCATCCCTAGTTTCTCTCTGGTATTCAGCTAAATCAGATGCGTATTCTGAGGCATTCTGAGTTTCTGCACCAAAAGCGGCCATGTCAGGAATTGTCTCCTGCAGAGCTTTATAGATCTCCTTCTGAGATTCACTCATACTCTCGTAAGGCCCAAGTATCTCTTCCATAACAGTGGAGAGGTTAGTTAATGCGCTTACCTGTTGATCAAGACCTGTTGCAGTGTTAACTTCTTTCATAGCAGTTGCAAAAGAAGCCGCAGCATCACGAGCCGATTTACCGCTGTTGCTTAACTCTAGGAAGCCTACTACAAGACTGGATTGATAACTACTCAGCCTATCAATATTTGAAAAGTCAATACCTATGATAGACCTAGCAACATCATCGAAAGCCTTATTCAACTCCAATTGCTGAATCTCTTTTAGGGCTGTGAGAGCTTGTACTGCATCATCTTTAAAGCGTCCAAACTCTTCTGTGAGGTCTTTTGTAGATCCCGATGTTAGGTCTAAGGTGTTTTTTAGACTTGAGATTGAGTCCTCTAAGCCCTCAAAAACCTCCTTTATATCTTTTGCCTCTTTTGATTTCTGTATGAAAACAGCAATTGCGCCTCCAACAGCAAGAACAGCGCCAGCAATAGCACCCCAGAAACCAATACCTGGGATGAAACCAGCAAGCTGAGTGAACTGCTGAATGAATGCTACAAGAGCACTTTGGCCTGATGCAATCTGAGTAGCAAAGTCACCTACTTGGAAACCTGCCTGTTGGGCAAACAGGGAGAATTGCTTGTAACCTTTTTGGCTTTTTTGTAGCTCTGAGTTATTTCTAGCAGCCGCTGCAGAGTGTGCGTCAAGTTTAGTGACACCAGTTACTAATTCCCTATTGAGAAGTTCCATCTGGGCTTCTAGTTGGGCAGTACCTTTTCTATGTGTGTCCACTGTTATTTTATTAGCCGCAAGACGGGCATTAAGTTTTTTATATTGGCCCTCAAGTCTTGTGAGGGTGCCTACATTCTTAGATACATTTGTCTCTACTTCAACAAACTTCTTATTCGTGTTAGAAGATGAAGCACCAACCTTGTCAACAGCCTTAGATAGGTTTCCCATACCTTTTGTGGCTTTATCCAAGCCGGGTGTTTGTACACCAATCGAAATCTCTTGTGTCAAGGCTAGTCTCCACTTGTTGATTTTATCCAGATACTATCTAGAAGTTTAACTGTCTCAACATCCCACCAAGTAAGTTCTATACCTGATAGGGTTTGGTAGCAGTTTATTGATTCATACGATATGGGGTTAGGGCCATTCATACCATATGACCTACCTACGTGTATCTCCAAGAAACACTCCCATAGGTGGGCTAATATATCGGGGAAGGTTGGAGCGTCAAGTTCAGGAAGGTCATGACCCTTGGTCTTTTGTACCTGCTTTAGCAGATCACCAGTGGTTGCCTTACCGTCTACTTTACGCTCCAAACTAAATTTATGTTCAGCGTAATCTGAGAGGCTAGCCCTTAAGCCTGCAAAAAAGCCTTAGTATCCGACACCCCTGCATCTACTTGTTCACGCAGCCATGGGTAGTCAGTAAAGACTTCACGGATCTTAGCTTCTGTTGCTTTAGGTTTAGTGCCATCAAGAGTAATATTCCAACCCTCTACAACCTTAATCAAGATGTCCAAGCCTTGGCTCTCAAGCTCTTCTGCAGTTGCAGTAATCTTACCACCAGAGCGGTTGGCACGAGCAAGACGGCGATTAAGCAGATCATGATTGGCCTTCTTATAGACCTTGGAGTAGGGACCGTGTACAGTTACAGTCATTACAGTTTTATCTTCATTAAAGATGGGGTCACCAGTTACGGGGTGATACAGTTCAATATCGATAGTTTCTTTGGCTTTACCAATTGCGGAAATATCCATTGTCGAGTTCCTTTGTCAGGTTTAAGTTAATTGTCGGGTGGTTTAATTTTAGGTCTGGGGGAACCAACCCGACATAGCTCCCCCAGTATCAAGTGTTACACAGTACGTGTAATCACCAGATTAGATGCCTCGGTAGTATCATACAGAGCAACAAACGGGACAGTAATCAAACGAGATTGCTCATTGGCTACTGGTACCGCTGCACCATTGTACTTTACACGAGGGAACAAGAAGGTGTAATCATTAGTACCTGTAGGATCATCTACAGTAACTTCAATGGCACTTTCAGTCTCGTTCAGGAAACGGTTAATCACTGCAGCGTCTTCATAGTAAAGGGTCATGTTGCCCTCTACAATAGAACGACCAAACTCAAGCTGCTGGGCAGATGGGCTACCAACTACAAACAGGGGCGCAAGAGAGTTAGTGATTGAGAAGTCAATAGATGCTACGATAGTAACACCTGCACCACCAAGTTCAACAACACCGGAGTAGCTGTCAAAAGGGGCATTAGTTGAGGGTGCAGTGACTGGGCTAACAGTAAGAGAGGAAGCACTCTGGGTCATATCCTTACCGACAAAATCCATATCCATAGTAACCATTTGGTTAGGGGCAATGGAGAAAGATGCGGTAGATACAGACATACCTGTGAAGGCACGGTACTGTGTGATGTCCGCAGCAGTATCTTCAATAGAGAAGTACTGTGGTGTTACGCCTGTCTTCAATACGTTAGTAGCGAAGGAGCCGAACATAGCGGATTCAAGGAAGGGGTCAAAGTCAGCTTTACGCAGATCAACAGAGACAGAACCAGCAGCATTACGGTTGCCGTGGCGGTCTACACGAGACATACGATCAGATTGAATTTCATTACCTTGCACACGTTCTTTGGTGAGATCCAGAGAGTGAGTGTTGAAAGGCAAGTTGACCAGAGTTGGAGTAGCTGGGGTTGTCCCAAATGTCGTCTCAGCAATGTATGCAAGAGAGGAGCGGGAGCCTTGTGCGAGAGTCATAGTAGATTTCCTTATTTATATATTAGGTAGCCAATGTTAATAGGTGTGACATACCAAGGTTCATTAACATAACTGCCACCCTGTTCAGTATATCTAATATGAACATTAAAAGTTTCGGGGGTAGCATTTGTGTAGGAGATGTCTGTAGTGACTTCAAAAGCATTGACGATACTATCAACAATGTCTTGAGAGACGTTAGGACCAGAGCCTTGAGGGGTACAGACTAGAAAAGTGATAAACCCTGTATACCTCTTCTGTGGGTTGATACCCCTTACTGCTGGCTCTCTAGCACTAGGGGTAAACTGGACGTTGATAAAAGGTTGTCCTGTTGTGGGTTGAAAACTTACATTCTCCCAAGCGATAGTTGGAATACTAGTAATTGCGTTCAGGTGGCTCTCTAGAGCAGCCCGTATATCTCTTGTAATATTACTCATAGTTTTCAGATACCGCTTTCTGGTAGACCAAATAACCTGGGGTATTCGTCCAACCTGTACCATACTCAACATTTGCAGAGTGAGGTGATTTATTACGGAAGATAAAACCTCCTGTACTTAGATCTAAGTTCTCTATGTCTGCATATAACTGTTGTGTAGCTATAGCTTTTTTCTCAAGAGCATTAGCACCTCTTGGTCTAGTATCTGAGGACCTCTGCCTATACTTAGAAGATCCTCTGGATGCACATGCGTGACTTTCCACATAAGCTCCTGTTTCTACTGGAGAGTGCCTTACAAGGGAATCAGCAATGTTTCTAGCCTTACCTTTTATTTCACCTTCTATAGTCTCCTTTACACTAAGGGATACGGATTTCATGTTAGGTCCATTAAACTTGATACTCATATAATAAACCTTTCATTATTCTCTGACTTGGCACACATAACAAACTAAGGTATCTGAGTTGTAAATCTTCTGGACAGCTTTAACTACTACAGTGTCACCCACAGAGACTATCTGGTCTTCACTATCTGGTTCAGGTGTGGCAACATTTGAAGTATCTCTAGGTGCTATAAGAACCTTACGGTCCCCCATCATAATACTATCATTATTAATCTCACTAAGACCATAATCAGCAAAGTACATCTTTACGGTCACGTCAACGTCTGCTACAGAGCCTAGAGATCCCGTAGAGGGGTCGTATGTACCGGAAGACTTCCTACGCAATGTAGCAGTCCTACCGCGCCTCTCTAGCAGTGTCTGGAGG